CGATAACCCCTATACCTATACCTAAACCTATACCTAATAAAACAATAGAGAAAGATTTTGAGTTATTTTGGAGTTTATTAGATATAAAAAAAGGTTCAAAGCATTTAGCACTCAAAAGATACACCATACACTGTCATAGCCTTGATCCTAGTGACGTTGGGGAAAGATTCAATAGATATACCTCAACTGTTAAGGATAAGGAGTTTTTAGCCCATGTAGCGACTTGGATTAATCAAAAAAGGTTTGAAGATGAGGAAACAAATAAACCTATAAAGATAGTAGAACCTATTTATGAATATGATGGTATAAAATTAAATAAATATGCTGAATCTGGAGCATATATTGAGTTAAAAGATGCAAGAGGCAATAAGTACCAGAAACATAAATGGAATGGAGCTCCTATTGAGAAACTTATCTAATATTTTTAATAAAATTAATAATATATTGTTTTAATTCTATTTTTCCATATATTTTATATACTTTGTTAGAAAGATTAGCATTTACTAATTCTGATGAATTTCTTTCTCCCTTTCTGGAAGTTAGTAATTTAATTTTACCACCAAATAATTTAGCAACTTCTAAAATTGTATAGCTTTTTTTATTTGATATAGTATAATGCCTACATTTATTTTGTTTCCAAGCTAGATAACAAACTTTAATTGTATCTTCAATATGTGTAAATCTTCTTGATTGATTTCCAGGCTTTACAACTGTTAATGGTTTTTTGTTTTTATATTGATTTTCAAATATTCCTATTACAGTAGCCATATTACCTGTACCGATTTGACTGTTACCATATACATTATAAAAATAAATTATTTCATATTTAAAATTAAACCATTTTTTAAAATTTTCTAAAAGTTCAATATTTTTTGCTTTTGAAAAAGAATAAGGAGATAAATTTTTATCTTGTCCATTATTACCTAAACTTGCAGATGTTGCAGAATAGATTAATTTTATTTTGTTATTTAAGCAAAAATCAAACACTTCATATGATCCTATTGTATTGTACTTAAAGCAATCATTAGTTTTTAAAAAACTTTGATATATTCTTGAAAACTCCCCAAAATGAAACAAGGAATGAATATCTTCTTTACAGTAATTAAGTATTTTTTTTATATTTCTAGTGTCTGCCTTAACATATTTTATTCTTTTATTTTTTATATGATTTTTTTTACTTCCAGCAGAATAATTATCAATACTGATAATATTAAATGTTGTTTTTATTAATAGTTCTTTTATTAAATTTACCCCAATAAAACCAGCACCACCAGTTACAACAATTATTTTTTTCATTTAAGAAATTAATTTGAATTGTATTTTTGAACAAGTTTTTGTAATTCTTTACTTTTAACTTGCTCCATTGCTTTTAATTTTAAACCATAATTATTTGATTCTTTAGATATTTCTATATCTTTTCTTTTAATCAATGGTGTATCAAAGTATGCCCATTGTTTTTTAATTTTGTGCTGTGGTCTGCCAAATCTTCTATGAACATCAACAACTTTTGGCCATAATCTTTTTAATGAGTTAGCCATATCCAATCTACCATCACCTTTGTATAACTCTGTAAAATTACCACCTTTAACTGTCATAGTCGCTGCCTTATCGATTAAAAAAGCATTTATTAATATGGTACACCACTTACCAGATAACACTTGTAAGCATAAGTCTGTATCTTCATTATACTTACCTCGCCATCTGTAAGGTAAATCATTTTTAATTAGTAGTGTTGAATATACATGAACATTTAAAACAAAAGGAGATAATCTATTTACTGCAAAAAAAGTATAATTTAATCCAGCTATTCCAATATTCTCATAACGATCTGTAAAATCTTCTGATGCTCTTAAAGCATTATTTGCATTACATCTAATTCTTTTTTGATGATGCAATCTTCTAATCATTTTTATATTGTCATCTAAAATCCAATGTCTTTTTGCACCAGCTTTTATAGAATGCTCCCAAACCCAATTCCTAGCAGGAATAGAACCTTTACCTAAATTAGAAAAAGGTAAAACTAAAACTCTATGCTCACCATATCTTGATTTATATTCTTCTGCTTCTTGAGGCTCTACTACTAATTTAAAATCAACCTTATCTTCAATTAAAAATTTTGCAGTTAAGTTTCCTTTGAATCTACCTTTTGATATTACATAAACAGGATATTTAGGTTTATGTTCATTCTTCATTTTCAAATTTAACAGATTTTAAATCTTCATTTTCTCTAGGTGGAAACCATGTACTCCAAGTTTTACCTTCTGTTTTACCACCATCACAATTAATTAATTTTTTAAAATCTTCTCTTTCTTCTTTTGTTCTAAAATTTATAATCCATTTGGGGTTATCTTCTTTGGCTTCGTACTCTGGCATACCAACCCATTCTGCAGCTTCATCAAAATCTTTAACTTCACTATTTGGTCTAGTTACAAATAAAAGATTTGATAACATCATTTCATCATAACCAGTTCCTAATAAATCTCCTGTATTATCCAAAATATCTTTTAACACATCTGATAAAGCTCTCTCATCAACTTCACCCAAATGAGATACTTCGTTATCTGCTGTTAATAATTTTGTTGCCTTTTGATCTGTTGATGCAATATTTAATTTTAAAGTTGGTACAGATTTTATATTTAATTTTTTACAAGCCTGAACAACGCCATGACCAGCAAGTATAACATCATCACTTGAAATAATAATATTTCTATAAATACCATTTTCTTCTATTGATCTACAAATGTGTTTAAGCTGATCTTCTGGGTGTTTTTTATAATTTTTTGGGTGTGGCTTTAAAGTTTCTATATCTTTTATTTGATATGCTTCTTTATTAGGTATTGCATTATTTTCCATAAATCGTTATTATTAAATAATACATGAAAGATCAAGATAAAAAACAAGAAATAATTCCACAACAAAGACACGAATTAACCTCACAAAATAAGAAATATACAACTGTTGTTATGGTTAATGTAAGAGAATGTGGGCTTGATTATATGTTTCATAAACATCTTATAGTTGATTATCAACATAAAGCAGGAATAAAATTTAGGCAAATATTTGAAGCAAGTGCTATTGGGGGAATGAAAGGTAGAGATTTAAGTCTTTTTATTACAGGTGGTGCTAAAGATAAAGTTTCCTATGGTGCTTTACACAACATTCAAGAACTTGTTTCTATTCATAAAGTGTTAGGAAATAAAGGTTTTGAAATAGCAAGTTATATTTGTGGACAAGATTATTCATTAAAACAAACAAGAAATATTTTACATATTGACCAAAGATATATGGGAAACAGATTAAGAGAAGTTTTAGACGATCTTTCTATTCATTTTGGTTACTATAAACAAAAATTTTATTGATTTATGTGTACACCTATGATAAGGGATAAAACATAATGAAATAATTGTAAAAAAAAAACCCTACCACCAAGTTAATGATGGCAGGGTACAGAGAGATTAACTAACTTTTTTTAACTTTTCTGATTGTAAATCTTGAATATAATTTACACCAGCTTGTGCCAAAGCACTAGCTTTAAAGATAGTTTCTGGTTTTGCCTTAATTCTATCTTTCCAGATTTTTAAATATTGAATTGCATGAGGTGTTGGTTCCATTGTTATACCTAACATACAACATTGAATACAAGCACCAATTTCTGCAACCAATTCTTCAAAAGCATATTTTTCATTTGAATCAAAGTTTTCAAAGTATTTAGTTTTATACTTTTCAGTTCTATCACATCTAGATTTATGACCAGTCCAATGTGTTAGTTCATGAAGTAATGTAGCATAAAAGTTTTGAGTAGCAGATGAGTTGTCATTACCATTAAATAATTCTTTGGAAACCATTCCAATGTAATCTTTACTTGGTACATAATAACAACTGTTTGATACAAAGATATTATCTTTTAGACCATATCTAATATCAGCACCTGTATTCTTAACATATTGCTCAACTTCTGGTAAAGTATCGGCACCATCTGCTTTTTCAGATTCAATATTAATACCAGTAGTTTGATTAAGATTAAAAACAAAATAACTTCTCATAAGATTATATTGAGTTCTAATAGAATCTTCATGAATAGTATTTGGCTTTTCACCTTTTTTTATATCTCTGAACAAAGATGGTTGCATATAAATAACTTGAGTGCCTTTAGCACCTTTATTTATTTTGCCACCTTTAGATCTGATTTGGTTAAAAGTACCCCAACTGTCAGAAGTAAAACCCTGTTCTTCTTTAGAAATCCATAGAGCAATAGTATTTATTCCTCTGTAATTTCTGCCTACAAGATTTTTAGGCATTCCTAGAGAAGCCCAAGGTTTTAACCAGTTTTTACCATGTTTGTCCATATTGCTAATAACTTTGTTAACAATATTTTCCATCATTGTTTGTTTGTTTGACATTAATTTGCTCCTTTTAAATTATTTAGATATTTAAATGCGTCATTTACATATTTAAAGTTTCTACCAAAGACAGCATATTCAATTTCAAAGTCTAAAGTATTATCTTTGTACTTATAAATTTCAATATTGCCTTTTTGATTATCTGTAACTTTAAAGAATCTTTCATCTTTAAGTTGAATCAAATAAGAAACATGATCAAAAGGTTTAGTTGCCAAATATGCTTTTTTAAATAAAAAGTTATTTGTATTTACATTTTTAGTCATTTGTTCTCCTGTTTTAGTTATTGTTTTCGTTTTCATATATAGATTTTATATTGATTCTATGGTATGTAAACAATAAATATTAATAAATATTAATTATTATTACTTCTAAAAGTCAATAGAACTGGGGTTTTTAAGGATATATACAATAATTTAATTAATTTCGTAATAAATGTTATTATTTTGACCTATTTTTTAATAAAAATCATTATATCTATTGGCTAATTAATTTTTTTCGGTTATAAAAAAGGAATGATTAAACGAATATTATTATTGATTAACCATGTATCATCTAAAATAAGTATTTGGAGTTGGCAAAAATTATGGAGTAATAGAAAGACAGGTTATGGATACAGAAAATAACGAAGTAGGCAGACCACCTTATATTAAGACAGAAGATGATGCTAAATTAGTTGAAGCATTAGCAATCGCTGGAGTAACACAAACTTTAATAGCACAGATAGTTAAAATAAGTGAACCTACATTAAGAAAGAATTTTAGAACTCAACTTGATACAAGTAAAGCCAGAGCAAATGCAATAATATCACAAGCCTTGTTTAAAAAAGCAAAAGATGGTAATGTAGTTGCACAGATATTTTGGTTAAAGACACAAGCAGGTTGGAAAGAAAAAAATTATCATGAACTTACAGGAAAAGACGGAGACAACTTATTCGGAGAAGAACGACAGCTTATTGAAATCAGAAAAGTTTTTGACGAAATTAACTTCACCAAACCAGAAAATATTATTGAAGCACCTGAATTGGTGCAAGATAGCACGACAGAAACAAATAACTCCTAAAGGAGATTGGAATGTTTGGTTAATATTAGCTGGCAGAGGTTGGGGTAAGACCAGAACTGGTGCACAAGATATAGCATTTTATGGATTGACCAGACCTCATTCTAGAATAGCAATCGTAACACCAACATTTGGAGATGGTAGAGATACTTGTGTTGAGGGAGTATCAGGTTTACTAGGTTGTATTGATAGAGAATTAATAGAAAATTGGAACAGAAGTATTGGAGAGTTAGTTCTTAAAAATGGAACTGTATATAAAACTTTCTCTGCTGAACAACCAGATAGATTAAGAGGACCACAATTTCACAGAGCATGGTGTGATGAGTTAGGAAGTTGGAAAAATGCAGAGGCATGGGATCAATTATTATTTGGATTAAGACTTGGTGACAAGCCACAAGTAGTAATAACAACAACACCCAAGCCAACAGATTTAATAAAAGAATTAGTAATTAATAAAGATTCTCTTGTAACGAGAGGTAGCACCTTTGAAAATAAGGATAATCTTGCAGAGTCCGCAGTTAAAAAGTTAAAAGAAAAATATGAAGGAACTCGGCTGGGCAGACAAGAATTATTCGCTGAAATTTTAGAAGATGTTGAGGGTGCTTTATGGAATCGTAATATGATTAGTAAGGCACTCATTAAAACAACAGACATAATACCTAACTTTACAAGAACAGTAGTTGCTATTGATCCAGCAGTTACAAGTAATAAACATTCAGATGAAACTGGAATAGTTGTTTGTGCAAAAGGTTCAGATGATAAATTTTATGTACTTGATGATGTCACTGGTAGATACACACCAGACCAATGGGCAAAGATGGCAGTAGAAACTTATTATAAGTATGACGCAGATAAAATTATAGCCGAAGTAAATAATGGTGGAGATTTAGTTGAAAGAGTGATAAGGACTGTTGACAACAATATAAGTTATGGAAGTGTTAGAGCAACTAAAGGTAAGTATTTAAGAGCAGAACCAATATCAGCATTATACGAACAGAATAGAGTTAAGCATTTAAAACCATTTCAATTTTTAGAGGATCAAATGGCAAATTATAATCCCACTACATTTGCTGGTTCGCCAGACAGATTAGATGCTTTAGTATGGGGAATAACAGAACTGTCGCAAAGAACAGGCAAAGTTAATTGGAGAATTAGTTAATGGCAATATATGACAATATAAAAAATATTTTTAAAACAAAAGAACAACCAAAGGTGCAAAGAAAGGAAGCACCCATAGTTTATTATAATTCACTAGGATATGATTCAGCACCTAAAATTTCTTATGAAGATTTAGCAACTGATGGTTATTCTGAAAATGCTATTGTTTATAGATGCGTAAATGAAATAGCAAACAATGCTTCAAGAGTTAAAATTAATTTATTTAGAGGTGATCAAGAAGTTGATAACCACCCTCTATTAGATTTATTATATAATCCTAGTCCAACTATGTCACAAGTTGAATGGTTTCAGGCTTTATATTCTTACTTATTGATTGCAGGAAATAATTATATTTTAAGTGTAGGAGGAGATAACTCTCCACCAACTGAACTTTATAATTTAAGACCAGATAGAATTAAAATTAGAGCAGGTACAAGAGCAATGCCAGTTGCTTACGACTATATGTTAAAAGGACAAGTAGTTGAAAGCTATCTTGTAGATCAAGCAACAGGTGGTTCTAAAGTTAAACATATAAAACTTTTTAATCCTTTAGATGATTATTATGGAATGAGTCCTATGGGAGCATCTAGTGTTGATATTGATCAACATAATTTAGCAAACAAACACAATGTAAATTTATTACAAAATGGAGCAAGACCAAGTGGTGCTGTTATCTTTAATCCTAAAGATGAAACAGGTGGTCATGTTCAATTATCAGATGTTCAAAGAAATCAATTAATGAATGATGTTAATCAAAGATTCAGTGGAACTGGTAATGCTGGTAAGCCAATGTTATTGGAGGGAGATTTTGAGTGGAAAGAAATGGGCTTATCTCCTAAAGACATGGACTTTATACAATTAAAAAATATGTCAGCAAAAGATATTGCTTTAGTTTATGGAGTACCAAGTCAGCTTATAGGTATTCCAGATGCACAAACTTATTCTAATTTTGCAGAAGCAAAACTTGCTTTGTATAATGAAACAATTATTCCTTTGCTTGACAGAATACAGGGTGATTTAAATGAATGGCTAGTGCCTATGTTTAATGAACAAGGTTTAGAATTAAGATATGATATTGATTCTATTCCAGCTATGGCAGAACAAAGAAAAAGAGTTTTTGAATCTGTTAGTGCAGGTGTTAAAGAGGGTATTCTAACTCGTAATGAAGCAAGAGAAGCATTGGGCTATGAACCAATGGAGGGTGCTGATAGTTTATTAGTTCCAGCAAATTTAATGCCACTTAATCTAGCTGATGATATGACAGAAGATAATGTCAGCGAAGAAATTGTACCAGAAGTTATTCCAGATGATTTAATTGAAGATGAAGATGGAGATATTGATGAAGTTATAAAAGCTATATCAGATATTAATACAACTCCTACTGACTCAATGGTTTTAGAAGCCAAAAAAGGTATTGCTTGGAGAAAAGAATTTAATAGAGGTGGTACTAGAATAGGTGCAGTTAGAGCAAGTCAAATTATTGCTAAAGAAAAATTATCTCCTAGTACAGTAAAAAGAATGTTTAGTTTTTTTAGCAGACATGAAGTTGATAAACAAGCAGATGGTTTTAGTATTGGAGAAAAAGGTTATCCATCTAATGGTAGAATAGCTTGGGCACTATGG